GTATTTTTGCTTCAGGTAGTAAAGAAAGTAAATGAAGGTTGAATCTTCAACACCACTAACGAAGCAAAAAGGGTTATCTGCTGTGGGTTTGTGTGATACTTACACGTATTTAATGTTATTTTCCTGAAATGATTTACTTTATTTCACACAACTTAACGAAAAGTTCATTCACTTGCCCACAAAAAACACAATTCACACCACATAACCACAAAAACACCTAACTATCACACATAATCAAGTACACAACAGTAGATAACCCTTATTCTTTCGTACACCCATACACAAAATACACACAACACACAACACAAAGCACACAACATACACAATAAAATGTGTCAACTTTACACAATTGACACAAAAAATAATAATTTAAAAAGGAGACCAATTATGATAGGAAATAGATACAATAAAATAGTAAAATGTAAATTAGTTAGTAAATATGATACATACGACGAGCAATATTTATTAACATTCAATAATTGTGATAATGAGTTTGAGGTAGATTTAAAATCAGATTTTTATTTTAATACAGGATACGATAGTGTTAGTAGAAAAATAGCAGCAACCATAAATACTATTAACGATTTAAAAACATTTTGTAAAGAACATAATATAAATATACCGAACGATTGCTTAAAAGACAACTATTTATATATAGGTGGTTGCAGAGATTATAAACTAGATAATAATTTGGTAGTAATGGACTTTATAGAAGAAAAATAATAATTTAAAAAGGAGAGATTAAAAAATGAAAATAAGATATTTAAATGAGAATAATGAGGTAATGGTTGAAAACTACACAACAGAATTAATACAACAATTAGATAATAATAACACTGAGTATGATTTAGGTTACATCTGTTCTGATTGTGGAGAATTTACACCACAAGATAACATAACCGTTGTATATAATCACAATGGAGAAGAACATTTTATATGTGAAAATTGTATTTGTGATAGCTCAAAATATTTTTATTGTGATGACTGTGAGTGTTGGTATGATGAAACCATTTGCTCTTATACAACAGAAGACGGAAGAATTATATGTGAGGACTGTCGATATAATGATTATTTTGAGTGTTCAAGTTGTGGCGATATTGTTCATAACGACAATGAACATTATTGCGAAGAATGTGATGAATATTTTTGTGATAGTTGTTGGGATAATCACTACCATGAGGATAATTTATTATATGACTATCACGAGTTTAACGATTGGATACCGAAACACACATCCGATGAACCCGAACCACAGTTTTATATAGGACATGAGCTTGAAATTGATGACGGTAATAGCATGAGTGAGGCAGTAGAACAGATAACAAATAGATTAAACGGAATCTGCATGCATGACGGTTCTCTATCTGATGAGGGTATTGAATTTATATCACACCCACTATCATATAACTATATGTTATCACTAGAAAACGAGTACAGATGTGTATTTGGTAATTTAATTAACATGGGTTATCGTTCACATGATACAGACACTTGTGGACTACACTTCCACGTAACAAGACCAGAAAATTCTGATATCATAGACCGTATTATATTATTTATGGAAACATACAAAGAAGAAATAATCACACTATCACGTAGGAAAAGAAGTGAGATAGATAGTTGGTGCAACTTCTTAAGTGATAAAAGATATGGTACAGATGAGAAAACCCTAAAATCACTAGATTATATCAAAAAGAACAAAGAAACATCTAGTAGATACATGGCACTAAACTTGACTAATCGTAAAACTATTGAGTTTAGAATATTCAAAGGTACTCTTAACTATGAAACATTCATGGCAGACTTTGAATTTGTATATAACTTAACAACACTAGCCTCAGATTTATCACTTCCTATTGAAGAATTAACATGGACACGTGTAACATCTAAGGGCAAATTCTTACCTCAATATGTAAACGAGCATAACTTACACACAGATAAACCGATTATTGACTATACAACAGAGATTTTAATTGCTAGAAACAGAGAAAAAGAACAAATTGAAAAAGAGTTAAAAGTATTATATAAAAAACTAGCAAAAATTATTCATAATATGACTGCAATTGATAATAGAAAAAAAGATATTACTATAATTGATAAAAACGATTTTCAAAGATATTGCGATTGGTTATGTACTGTTTTGTCTGATTTAAATAGATTAGATTTTGTTTTTGCTAATAATTATGATGACGATGTTGAGAATGTAAAGTATAGAATAAATTATATAAAAGAAAGGATTGATAGATAATGTGTATAATAGTTGTAAAAGATAAAAATAAACCACTTCCAAAATTGGAGTATTTAAAGAATTGTTTTGATAATAACCCCGACGGTATGGGATTCATGTATTTAAAACACAACAAAGTTATAATTGACAAAGGTTATATGACTTACAAATCATTTGAAAAGAGATATGATAAGTTATGTAAAAAATTCAATAATTTTGAAGACTTACCGTTAATCATGCACTTTAGAATAGGAACATCATCCTCTAACTCTAAAGAGAACACACATCCGTATCCTATAAGTGATGATAAAAGAGATTTACACAAAACATATTTAAAAACGTCTTTAGGTGTAGTACATAATGGTATAATATATGACTATAACCCAAGTAAACATCAAAAAGATATTAATGATACACAGAACTTTATTATGAATTATTTGTATCCGTTATATAAAAATTGGAGTACATTCTATAAAAATGAGAACATCTTAAAAGGAATATCATCAATCACGGAGTCTAAATTTGCATTTTTAGATAAATATGGTAAAATAAAATTAGTCGGAGAGTTTGAAAAAGACGAAGACGGTATATTGTATTCAAATAATAATTACAAAAGTAATTGGTATTATGGTTATAGATATATGTATGACGATGAGTATTATTTACCTTCAAAAGCAAATGATACCTCAAATACAATATCTGATTATTCGTATGATTTACAACTAGAACCCGATTGGTATTATTCAATAAGAGGTGGTGAAATGACGTTAGTTGGTGATAGAGATTTAATATATGATTACTATACTGAATTATTATATGAGATAACGGAAGACGGTATTTATAGAGAGATAGGAGAAGAGGTGGATATATTTGATGAAAACGGGGAAGAAATTATCTTCTAAAAAAGAAGAGGTAAAAGACCAGCTGATAGAACAGTATAAAAAAACAATTGATGAATTACTTGCTAAAGTTAAATCACTAGAAAAAGAAATAAAACAGTTAAAAAGGAGATGATATTATGGAGTATCACACATATCAAGAATTAGTCGATAGATTAAATTATTTAATAAAAGAAAACAAAGAACTAACTAAAATGTTTTACCTTATACCACTAAAAACTATTAAGGATATGTTGATAACTCCTTATATTGATGATGAAACGAAAGTGAGGTGGATAGAAATATATGAAAAAAAGTATAAATACTTACAGAGAACTTCTAACAGAAATAGAGAAGAATCCGAAACAAATAATAGTGAGTAAAACATTATTTGATTGGTTATATCAAAATACGGATAGTGAAAAGATTGATGATAATAAATTGAGTATTAGAGGTTCAAGTGCAATAATATATGTAATAGAATAGGAGAGATTTATGATGTATCAAGTATTAGGAAGAAGAAGAAAATTAAATAGGGGAGATACAGTTTACGATGTTGTATGTGAGTTTAATGATTTAGTACAACTATTTTATAACATGGATAAAGTGAGTCCAAAAAAATATAACGAAATATTAGTTGTTAATAAAAATACAAATGAATATGTTGCTAGTAGAGAATTAGACTTTCCTGAAGTATTAGTTAAAAAGAAGGTGAGATAAATTATGAGATTAGATAAAGATTTAATTAAAAAATTAGAAGAAATAACAGTTACCGATTATGAGTTTAATGAAAACGGAGAAACAGATAAATGGGATATTATAGTTGAAGATTTAATAAGATATTATGAAGATTTACTTGAAGAGTATAATGACTATAAAGAACGTGAGATTACAAAATATGACGTGGAATATTAGGAGGATTTATGAGAGATGAGATTTTAGTAGATAAGATTACACAAGCGGTAAAAATACTAGATGAGATTGATGAAATGATTTCAACACAAGGACAAGAACTTCAAAAAATAGATTTGGAATTATCTGATTTATACCACTTTATAGAAAATAATAATGTTAACGATGATACTTCTGTAAAGTTGATAGAAAGAATAAAATATTTAAGATTAATGAGAAGAAGTTTACAACGGGAATATGAGATTGAAAAATCATATAAAGACAACTCTTCAAAAATGATGGGTAATAACACTAGACAGTTTTTACTTAATACAATAAAACAAACAGTTAAGAATTTAAATACAGAATATAAAAATAGAGTTTTAACTGATGAGGATATAGAAAATTTAAAAACAACAGAAAAGAAAAAACGAGGCAGACCACCTAAAAAGAAAGAAAATATTTTAAGTGAATAAAGATTTATTTAAGGAGATGATAAAGTGAGTGCAAGAGAGATGTTTGAAAAATTGGGATATAGAGATAGAAAAGATATTAAAAATTATATTGGATTAATAAAATCATATTATAAAAATTATGATGAAATTATAAATTTTTATGAAAATAAAGAAGTTATGAAAACTGGAGAATATGATGGTAGTTATTCAAATATTACATTAGACGAACTACAAGCCATAAACAAACAGATATCAGAATTAGGGTGGAATAATGAAAAATAAAGAGATAGAAGAATTATTAAATACATTAAAAGGTGGTAGTGATGATTGATAAAGAAGAAATTATTAAAGAATTAGATAAGCAAAATAGAGAATTAGGAGAAGAATTATCTTTAACAAAAGATAGATTAAATAAAGAAAAATTTGAAAAAGACCACTACAAACATTTATATAATGAAGTAAAGAAAAGAAATGATAATGCTATTAAATTCTTAAAATCTATTGAAATGGATAAAACTGATAAATACATACCATTAAGAGATTATAAAGAATTTGGTATTTTATTAAGAATGTTAGGTGAAATAGATGAAAATATTTAAAAATATAGATGATAAATTTGCAGAAATAGGATTTGAAAAAATTATAGATAATGATTTTACTGTAAGATATTTAAGAGAAAATAAAAAATTCAAATATATACAGATTTTAGAAATATTACATAAAGGTATTGTTCAAAGTTATGATAAAAATTTATTTGATGAAAAGAAAATTAGTAATTGTGTAGTTGGACTTACTTATTATGAAATGAAATTATGTTTGAAAAAGGCAAAGAAAAAAGGTTGGTATTAAGGTAGGTGAAATAGAATGAAAGTCAAAGTTAGTTTAAAAGACAATAGTAGTTGGATACCAAACAATATTGTTTATGACGATGTAGATTTATTATTTATACCAACTAAAGAATTGATAAAAATGTATTTGCAAAAGCAATCCAACTGGAATAGTTTAAGAGAGTGGTTAGAAGAAAGAATAGAACATTGGGAAAATGAAGAAAAGAAATGGATTGAACAAGGTTTTATGAAATTTGGTGGTGAAGCAAACAATAAAATAATATTAAAAGGTTTATTAGATAAAATGAACGAATTAGAAGGGAAGGATAATGATTAATTTTATAATTGGATTCTTAACAGGTGGTGTTTTTGGTGTTATGTTAATGGGATTGATTATAGGAGGAAAAAATGAATAATAAAACTAAAAAAGAAATTTGGGAAGAGTTACAGGGATATAAAAAACAAGTACAACAATATGAAGATTTTTGGCAAGTTAAAATAATTGATGAATACGAGAAAAAGATGAAAAGAATCTATAAAATTTTAAAAGCTATTATTCTAATTTTATTGTTGGCTAGTGCATTTATTTTAGGTATGGTGGTTTAAATGTATGAACTGATAATTGTTACTAAATACAATACAATAAATCTAGTTGTCGATGATTATAAAACTCCTGAAGTTAAGGAAATACTAGACCAACCATATATAATAAGTGTTGAAATGCACAAAATAAAAAATAAAACAAAAGTTAGGAGTAAAAAGGATGAAATGGCGAGAAACAAAAAAGATGAAAGCTGATAGTAATTTAGCTTTGGAAAAAAGAAAGTGTCAAATATATTGTCCTTTTTGTGGATGGAGAAATCACATATATTCTTTTGAAAAAGGAAGAAAACTGTGTAAACATTGCAAAAATTATATTTACAAAGACAACAAAACAAAATTTGATTATAAAATGAAGGAGGTGATGTATAAATGCAAATCTTCAAATTAAAAAAAGGTGGAGAAACAGAAAACGTTAAGGAAACTTTAGTTATACTTAATAGAAACATAGATAGAGATTTACTTGTAGCAGCAATTAATAAACAAGCAGAAGCTAAAAAAGATGAAGCATCAATACTTAAATATTTAGAAGACAATTTCAAAGCTGTTTATTGTATTGAGAACGATGTAGAAACTTTTTATTATTGACAAAATTTATTTAATGTGATAAACTTATAAAGAAAGGAGATAAAAGAAATGAACGATGAAGTAAAATTTGATGAAGTAGAAATGGAGGAGTTAAAGAAAACTATTAAAGTTTTAGAAGATAGAAACGATGAACTTTTAAAAATAAAATTACCTGATAATACAGATAAATATGCAGTTGAGTTTGTTAAATCTATCAGAGAAGATGAAATAGAATTCTTAACTACACAAGAAGTATTTGAAAGATACATAACTTATCGTAGACGTTACACTACAAACGGTGAATCGTTACTATCAGTTAGAATGTTAAATGCTGTAATTAGAAAATACTTTCCAAGTGCAAAGATTAGACACAGTAATAGAAATCGTAAAAACAGTTACTTTTGGGTATTTAACGAGGACTAATGGCTGCTGAAAAAAACTATGAAAATAGAATTAAAAAATATTTAGAAAGTAAAGGTGCTTGGTTTGTTAAGTTTTTTGCTAATGCTTATACTTCAAGTGGAATACCTGATATATTATGTTGCATCAACGGTAGATTTATAGGAATTGAAGTTAAACAAGAAACAGGAAAACCGAGTTTACTACAAAAAGTGCATTTGAAAAGAATAGGTGAAGCAGGTGGTATTGGTGTATTAGCGTATCCTAGTGGATATGATAATTTAAAAGATTTGGTAGATAATCTTTGTGAAAATAGAGATTATAAAGTAGATTTTAACGGTGAAGGTTACATAGAATATAGGAGTGAAAAATGAAAACATTATTTAAATATCAACAAGATATAGTTGATAACATCAAAAATCCCAGTGTACCATTATTCATGGGAATGGGAACAGGAAAAACAGTTACATCTTTAAATGTTTTCAAGAAATTCAATACTGAGAAAATATTAATTATTTGTCTTATTAGTAAAATGAACGATTGGAAAGAAGACTTGAAAGATGAATGTAATATTGATGCCGTTATATTAGACAAAGGTTCTACTAAAAATAAACAAATGGTAGAAAATTCTGATACAACGGCTTTTATTATTAATTTTGAAAGTGCATGGAGATGTGATAATTTACTTAGATGGGTTGATAGAAATACAACAGTTTTAATTGATGAAAGTCATTTAATTAAAAATCCAACATCAAAAATAGGAAGATTTTGTAGATTACTTAGTTGCAGAACAAAACATAAATTAATACTTACAGGAACACCTCAAAGTCAAGGTTACATTGATTACTACAATCAATTATACTTTTGTGATTTGATGGATATGAGTTATAAAAAGTTTAAAGATGAATATTGTATATTTGAAGATAAATTCTTTAATGGATTTAGAATTAAAACTTTGGTTGGATATAGAAAAGAACAAGAGCTTGAAAAACTAATTAAAGACAACTGTATATTTTACGAAAGAAAACCTGATGATGAATTAATACCCAAAGACATTATACAATACTTTAAAAAACCTAAAGCATACGATAGTTTTAGAAAAGTCAGAGTATTCAAAGATGTTATTGCTGATAATAACGGTAAACTTCAATATAGTTTAAGAACTATTTGTTCTGGTAACATTGGAGAATATGAAGTAGACAATCAAAAAATACAATGGTTATCTGACTTTCTAGATTGTACTGATGATAGAGTGGTTATATTTTATAACTTTGATGTTGAAAGAGATAGAATTATTAAAATGTTAGAAAAGAAAAAAATTGTATTTGATGAATACAACGGAAGAAAAAAGAGTTTTGATAATTTTAAGAATAATGAAAGAAGTGTTATTCTTTGTCAATACAAAAGTGCGTCTGTAGGTATTAATGATTTAGTTGTTGCTAATATCTGTATTTTCTATAGTCTTACTAATGAGTATATCAATTTCGTTCAAAGTAAAAAAAGATTAGACAGAATAGGACAAACTAAAAAACCACTTTTCTATTATTTAATATGTAAAAATACCGTTGAAGAAGCTACATGGAATTCTCTTATGCAAGGTAAAGATTTTGATGAGAGAATGTTTGAAAAATATTTGGAAGGATGTGAGTAAAATGTTATTTAGTCATTCAAGAATAAATTGTTTTAAAACTTGTCCTAAACTATTTGATTATAAATACAACAAACATTTATCAAGAATTGATGGTGATTCAAATAGTTTGATTATGGGAAAAGCATTTCATAGAGGAATTGAACTAGGAGATGTAAATAAACTTGAAAAAGAATTAGATGAAAAAGAAGAATTTATGACTGATGAAAATGAAACAAATAAAGTAATTGTACTTGCTATGGTTGAGGCTTTCTTCAATAAGTTTCCTAATCACAATGAAGGAAATATACAACATGAAGTTGAAATTAGAACAACATTCGGAGGACACGATTTCATAATGTATGCAGATGCTATTGTTGATGAACCAGATGGAATAATATTAAGAGAATACAAAACAGCGAGTAGAATAGATAGTGTTTATGTTGATAAATTAAAATTCAACGACCAAATCACTAGATATTGTTTAGCAATAGAACAGGAATTTGGTAAACGAGTTAAAAAGATTGAATATTATGTTGCTAAGAAACCACTTTTAAGATTAAAACAAAATGAAACACTAGAACAATTTAGACAAAGACTTGTAGAAAAAATATCTGAAGATGAAGAAAGTATTCAATACTTTGAATTAGAAAGAACAAGAGAACAACTAGATGAAGAACTAACCGATTTGGTTTACGATATGGATACAATTACAAAAACAACACACTACACTAAAAATTTAAGTGCTTGTAGTTGTTATGGTACTTGTCCTTATTTGGAATTATGTATGAAAGAAAAAGATGCTGAATTGTTATATGAAGTTAAGGAGGATGAAGAACGATGAATGATAGTTATAAAATGCAAATAATTATGAAAAATGCTATTATTGATTGGTATTTGGAAGAACAAGGTATAAGTGTTACAATAGATAATGTATACGTAGTATGGTATTCAAAAACACTTCAAAATCATAAAGCATTATTAAGTACAATTAATGACGATGGACTTTATTTTGAATGTACATATGATGGAGATAAAGAAGAAATGTATTTGGATGCTTATGAAAAACTTAATAATACATCGATATCTAAATCAAGGTTTAATGATAAAATTAATTTTTAGAAAGGAATGGTAAAATGAAAGTAAAAATAATGATTAGTCAACCTATGAGAGGTAAAACAAATGAAGAAATTAAAAAGGAAAGGGAATGTGTGATTAAAGCTATTGAAGCTTCGGATGGAGAATATCTAGACACTGTTTTCGATAATGTTGAAGAAGGAACTCCATTATCATATTTATCTAAGAGCATTGACTATTTAGATGCAGCAGATGTTATTTATTTTATGCCTGGATGGGAAAAATCAAGAGGATGTAGAATCGAATTCGAATGTGCCAAAGCATATGGTAAATTTATTAAATGCTTAACAGATGAAGAATTCGAAATAATGAAAAAGTTTTCACAATTAACTGATTCTTCTGATGACGGAAAGAAAACAATTAAAATAAAACTCAAATCTCATTTTGACAAAAAACTTGATGAAGATGATTTTAATTTAGATAGTGATATTGAAAAATTTAAAAAAGATTTGGAGGAGATGTTGAATGATTTTACCGAAAAACGAGAAGGTTAAAAGAGATGGAACTCAAAACATTAAAATCTGGATATATGGTACACCAAACATAGGAAAAACAACTTTTGCTAATCAATTTCCAGATGCACTTATGATTAATACAGACGGTAACTATAAATATATTGATTCACCTGTAATCAGTTTACTTGATAGTACAAAAGACCCGTGGGAAGTATTTATTGATATCATAGATACTATTTTGAAAGGAGGTCATGGATATAAAACAATAGTAATTGATTTACTTGAAGACGTGTATCAATATGCTAGAAATTTCTATTGTAAGAAACTAAAGATAGACCACGAAAGTGAACTTGGTTTTGCTAAAGGTTATGATATTATTAGAAACAATTTTCTAATTGCTTTAAGGAAGTTAGTAAACGCTCCTTATAATATTATATTTATATCACATGAAGAAGAAACAGTTGTTAAAGATAGAATAGGTAGAGAAACAACTGTTTATAAAACAGCACTACCTGATAAAGTAGCAAAGAAAATTTCAGGAATGGTTGAAATAACAGGACGAATTAGTGCAGTATCAAAAGCAGATGAAAACGGAAATCCGATTGATACTAGAGTATTACAACTTTCAAGCAATAAAGAACAATATGGCGGTAATAAAATACCAACAATTCATGCCGATAGTATTGAACTTAGCTATGAAAATTTAGTAAAAGCAATTAAGGGTATGGACTTAAATTAAAAAAAATAATATAATGTAAAAAGAGAGGAATGATAAAATGTTAAGACCAAATAGTTACATTGACAAAGAAAGAATTGTTAAATTAATTAAAGAAAAAATAGATGAAGGATATGACATCATAGAAAAAACAAACTTAGAGAATAAAGAAATAGGTAGAATGTTTATGGATATGTTTGAATTAGACAAAACATTAGACCAAATAGAACAAGAAGATAATTTCGATAAAGAAATGGGTAAAGATGAAATTCAAAAAGCATTATCAAAGAATAAAGAAGTGGAGGTAGAAAGATAATGAACGATACTATGGATAAAGAATTACAAGCACTATTAGAAGCTAGTGCAGATGTTGAGGTGGCTGATTTCAGTCAAGAAGTACCAGACGGTACATACCCTGCTACAATTTATGCAGTTGAATTTACAGAAAGTAAGACAAGCGGAAACTTAATGTTTAAATGGGAATTTGTATATGGTGATGCTTGCGAATATGCAAACAGACATGAATGGAAATATACAGTATTAAATAAACCTGAAAACATGAAAAGACTTATTACTGATTTAGAGAAATTTGGAATTGAGTGTACTTCTATAGAACGAATTAAAGAACAACTTGAAAATTTACTTGATGTTCCTGTAGATATTACAATTAAATCATCTGAATCTAAATCCAACGGTCAAATTTATAGAAATATTTCTGTTAATCCTCAATAATGAAATTTATACTATATGACTGGGAGGTTTTCTCTCACGATTGGTTAGTTGTATTTAAAGAACCCTCTAAAGAACATACAGTAATATATAATGATGTTGATAAACTTAGAGGGTTTTTTAATCAACATAAAAATGACATTTTTGTTGGTTTTAATAATAGACACTATGATGATTATATTATGAAAGCAGTTTTATCTGATATGAACCCTAAAGTAGTAAATGATTGGATAATAACTGATGAAAAACAAGGATGGGAGTTTCCTGGGTTGAATAATATATACTTTTTAAGTTTAGATTTAAGAAATGATATTCCAGGTGGAGTAAGTTTATCGCTAAAAGAAATAGAAAGTAATTTGGGTATGAGTATAGAAGAATCAAGTGTACCTTTTGATATAGATAGAAAATTAACTAAAGAAGAAATAGAAGAAACAGAATTTTATTGTAAGCATGATGTGGATGCAACAGAACAATTATACTATCAAAGATTCGATTATATTAAATCTAAATTACAAATCATAAATGCTTTCAAACTACCTATAAAATGTATTTCTATGACTAATGCACAACTAACTGCAGAAGTTATGGGTGCAAGAAAAAGAAAATATTATGATGAAAACATATATGATATGCCTGAATGTGTAGATGTTAAAGACCAAGAAGTTTTATCTTTTTTCGCTAATCCACAAGATGCTACAAGAAGTTTAGATAAAGAAATTTGTGGAATACCTCACACAATTGCATACGGCGGACTTCACGGTGCTATTGAGAATAGTCATTTCAAAGGAAACTTATTTAATTTTGATGTATCTTCTTATTATCCATCAATGATTATTATGTTTGACTTTATGTCAAGGAGTGTATCTGATAAAAACAAACCACTTTATAAGAAAATTAGAGATGATAGATTTATTTATAAAAAAGAAGGAAATAGTTTAGCTGATGCATATAAACTTATATTAAATACTTTATTCGGTGCTATGGGTTATGTTTATAATAAACTATATGACTTAAAAATGAATAGACAGGTATGTATAACAGGTCAATTACTATTAATAGATTTACTTGAAAAATTAAAACCTTATATAAATTTAGTACAAAGTAATACTGATGGTGTCTTGTTTCAAACGAACAATATAGAAATGTGTAGAAAAATAGTCCACTCTTGGGAGGAAAAAACAGGACTTCAAATGGAAGAAGATACAGTTGATGAAATATATCAAAAAGATGTTAATAATTATATTATGCTTGAGAAGAATGGGGATATAAAAACTAAAGGGGGATATGTTAAAAATTACAGTATTAAAAAAGGTAAAGAAAAATTAGGTAATTATGTATCAAATAGTATGACAATTATAGATGAAGCTATTGTTAAATATTTACTTTTCAATAAATCCGTTGAAGATACAATATTCAGTTGTCAAGACCCAATGAGATTTCAAATAACCACTAAAAAAGGTCCGACTTACAAACGTGTTGTTTGGGAAGTAAATGGAGAAGAAATTGAAACTAATAATGTTAATCGTGTATTTGCATCGAAGGATGATAAATACGGTAAATTAATTAAAGTAAAACAAAATGGAAGAAGAGACACTATAGGAAGTTTACCAGAACATTGTTTAGTTTTCAATAAAGATATAAAGGAATTCGATATAAACTTAATAGACAAATATTGGTACGTAAGAGAGGCTAAGAATAGAATTAAAGACTTTATAGGAGGTTAGATATGAGACAACAATATATTATTATTGATGAACATAAAACTCCAAAACATAGTTTAGACCATCCGAAACCTTATGATGAAGTTAAAGATGAAGAAAACCTTGCTATTTTAGTAGATGAGCCTTATGTTGTTTTAGATATAGATTCAGAAGAACATTTTAATTGTTTATGTGAAATTGTTAAAGATTATGGTATTAGAACTAGAATAATGAAAACAAACAGAGGAGGACATTTTTGGTTCAAAAGCATAGAACCTCTAACAAATAACATAGATATCAATACACCCATTACTCTTAGAACTGACATAAAATCATGGGGAAAAAAGAGTATGGTTACAATAAAACTTAAAGGTGAATGGAGACAATGGATTAAAAACGATGATATAGTTGATGAAATTCCATATTGGTTAAAGCCAATTAAATGGAAAAAAGACCTATATGGACTTAAAGATGGAGATGGTCGAGATGCTGGACTATTCTCATGTATTATACCTTTAATGCAACGAGGTTTAAATAAACAACAGATACAATATATTTTTAATATCATCAATTCTTATGTGTTTGCTGAACCTTTAAAGCAACGTGAAATAACTAAGATGTTCGATAATAATAAAGTATTTGAGCAGAAAGAGATTGGTTTTTATAACGGTAGAACTTTTCAACACAATATATTTGTTGATTGGTTACTTGAAAACTATCAATATGCTAAATACAATAATAATTTATATACATATCATAATGGAAAATATTATGAAGATGATGAAAAGAACTCTAAAATAAAATTAGACATGATAACTAAATTACCTGCTTTAAAAACAAAAGACCAAAATGAAGCCTATCAAAATCTAAAATTAAGATTACCTGAATCACAACCTAATGAATTTCCTTTAATTGTTAATTTTAGAAATGGGCTATATGATTTAGATAAAGATTGTTATTTATCTCATACACCAGGAGTATTCAGTTTGAATCAATTAAATTGTATCTACAATCCAGATGCTAAATGTGAGGATGTAGATAAGCTACTAGACAATATAAGTTGTAATAATAAAGGAATTAGAACTTTACTTGAAGAAATGTTGGGTTATATATTGATTGGTGATTGTAGATTTCAAAGGTCATTTATACTTTTAGGTGAAGGATCAAATGGTAAATCAGTATTTTTAGATATGATAACAAGTTGGTTGGGGTCTGAAAACTGTAGTAGTTTGGCTCTAGAAGATTTAAGTGATAGATTTAGACCTTCTCAATTGGTCGGAAAAATGGTAAATATCGGTGATGACTCAGGTGCGGATTTATTAAAGAATACGGCTATATTCAAAAAACTAGTTACAGGAGACCCCTTAACTCTTGAATTTAAACACGGACAACCATTTAGTTATGCTAATCGTGCTAAAATGATATTCAGTGCTAATAACTTACCACCTTCATCTGATAAATCAAACGGATTCATGAGAAGAATGACTATTATACCTTTTCTAGCAAAGTTTTCACCAAACGATAGTAATTATGACCCAATGATTAAAGATAAAATAACAACAGAAGATGCGAAATCTTATATACTAAATATAGCAATCAAAGCAGCACAGAAATTAATTAGAAATAAAAAATTTACAATACCAGATGCTGTTACAGAAGAATTAAATAAATACGAAGAATCAAATAATAATGTATTATCTTACTTGAATGAAGTACCATCTATATATGAAATGGATGTTAGTAAGACATATGCGAACTATTGTTTGTATTGTGTTAGAAATAATACCTCCCCTTATAAAGTCAATAAGTTTATAGAAGAAATAATGAGACATAATGATAAAATAACAATCGACGTTCAAATTACTGAAACAGGTAAAATAAGAACATGGAAAAGAAAAGAACAAGTTTAATTACTTGTTCTTTTTTGTTTTATAATACATAGACCAATAACCACCTAATCCAAGTTGTTTATACATATATTGATATTCTTCATCTGTTAATTTTAAAGACCTTATGTAAGATAATATTTTATCATCATAATTAGAGTAATCACTTTTACTATTTTCCAATTTAGATAACATAGCCTTTTGAGTTGAAGATAAACCACTTAATTCATTAATATATGATTGTATAGCATATTTTCTAGTTTTGTAATCATAACCATTTGCTGTACTATATGCATCTTTTATTTCTTTGATGTCTTTAGCAATATTCTGATAATTTTCTAAACCGGTTATAGATGTTTTTAGTTTATATGAGTTATTGTGATTTCGTTTATAGTTAGCTTCTTCAATAGAAATATCATTTTCAATAATTTCTTCAAAAGCAGGTTTTTTGTATTCGGTATATTTTTTATCTTTTTTATTGAAATTATAATATTTTTGACCTTTGCTCTCAATATATTGTTGATTAGCTTTTTCTTTAGCATAATCATAAGCCTTATCTAGTAATTTAACTTTTTGTTCATCAGTTGCATTTTTATATTGTTTTGTATTCATCAAATCACGAACGGCTTTATATGATGTTTTACCGTAAGTTGTCATATATTTACTTTGTTCTTGTTCCGATAAATCATATTTTTTATTATTGTAAGAGAAGTTCTTAATTGAATTTAAATTAGGTATTGCATTTGTATTATTTGTTTCAGTATAAACTCTAACAACTTCATCTGAAATTTTGTCGTTTTTAAGTCTTGATAAAGTTTCTCCTGTTAAGAAAGTATTCCAAGCTGATGCTAAAGTATCTCCTCCAACACTTCTTATTTCACCCCATGCTGTTTTTTTACTAGATAGACCTTTTATATTACCAATAGGTGTATCGAAATCTATATCAGAACCTCGCCAAGGGGTTTTGTTGATAATCTGATTTATCATATATTGACCTAAATTTTCATCGTAAGTATTTCTTTGAGTGAAATTATCTAAAGTAATTGATACATCTTTTATAAATCCAGGTAGTAAATTAGATGGTTGAGATGCTATTTTTCTAGCCAAATTATCAAGTGGGTCTGAATAACTACTACCTAAATCAAGTATACTAGACATAAATGAATTATCAATAATTTCATTTGTAAAAGGAGCTGTCATATTGCTTAGTGTTTCCAATAGATTATTACCATCTTTAAGAAATTCTTCTGCTGTTTTACCTAATCTAGAAAGAGAACCTATTGTACTATCGTTAGATATTTTATAGGAATAATCTCCACCGGGTAAGTTTACAGAAAACTCTTGAGAACCCATTGTTGATTCTTTGAATTTATCTCCTTTTTTATCATCATGTTCTCCTTCAATATCAATAATACCAGCCCAATCTAATGCTCCTATTAAACTCATAGTTATTGCTCCACCAAGTAATTTACCTGCCTCACGAGCAACTTTATGTTGCATTTCAATTGTTGCTGTTCCTGCTTTAATATTTCTATTTAATGCACGGGCATCTTTTACTAATTGACCTGCTGCTAAAGGTGAATGTTCATATAATGCTTTAGCCATGTTACTACCTGTTCTTGTGAATTTAAGAACCATATCACCAAAACCAAAATCACCTACATGAAATAAGTCGTTTAAACTATCTTTCATTTTCAATGCTGCTCTAGTTATCTTATTATCATCTTGATATGTGTTTTCAAGAGCTTCTTTTTCTGCTATATTACACATTTTTTCTGTTAATTCTTCTTCTACAGCTGTTTTACTAAATGATTTATATTGTTCTTCTGTCATATTTGTATTTATTTTTCGACCGTTTTCATCAAAATAACGTACTTTATACATCTTAGTATCTTCGTTAAAGTTAACATTGTAAACTGTATTTTTACCTGAAGCTTGAGCATCAATTTGAGCATTTAACATTCTTTGATTATATATTGATTGTTGATAATACATTTCAGCAAAAGGTCTATCACCTAATTCAAGTGCAAAATTAACAAAATCCTGATATTTATTTAATGCTTTACCTACTTTTGATTCGTCATTAAATGTCTTACCAAAACCTTTTTTACCTAAATCACCCATATTTGTTGATTCTAAATCAGTATATTTACTATGAAATTTAGACAAAGTAATATCATTTTTAAATTCGTACCAACTATCTGCTATACCTTGTTTGTATGCTTTCAAGCCTTGTACAACATCTCCTTCAAAACTCATTCCTACAGAACGCATTTGAGTTTGATTTGATATTATTCTATCTACATTAGAAGCAACTAATTTATCAATACCATTAAATTGTGCTAGATTAACAAAATTACCTTTGATATTCTGAACCCAAATTCTACTAGATGCAAGCACATTAGTTATTGTTAATCTTTTGGCTTTATCTGTTAATTTTTTATTACCAAATAAACTTTGTATATAATTGTTTAATTGTGAATATGCTGTTAAATATTCTATTGATGATTTATCTGTCATCTTATTTAATTCATTTGCATAATAATTAACTGTGCTCAATTGAGTATCGGTCATGTGATAAGGTGAATCTGAATTTTTCATAGGGTCATTTTTATTTAACCAATCAACATCACCTTCATGATTTTTAGCTTCTTCTCTAAATAAGGAATTCAATGTTTGTTGAGTACGAATAGCCACATGATTTGGGTCATCATTATACATTTGTCTTCTTACTGCTAATGCTTTTGCTACTGAAGTTCCTTCTTCAGCCCAATCTTGAATTATAGAATTAGCTATAGTGGGATTATAATTAGGAGAGTTATAATCAGCATAGTAATTATATAAGGCAGTTTGCATATATTCTATTTTAGCAATATTTTCAGGACTTAAATCAGTTGTATATGTAAAATTATCAGAATATTGTTTATAATATGTTTCAGGGTCTTCTAACAATTTCATAGTTTGTTTAAAAACTTCATATCCACTGTGTTCAACGGTGTATAAATCATTATCTCGTAATTCTTTAATACGACTTGCCATTTCACTATCACCGTTTTTAACAGCTTTATTATATAAATTATCAAGTGATTTTCTTCTTTTTTTGTTATCAAGTTGAATTTCTTTAAATTCTTTTTGAGAGACAGAATCATTTATATATTTGCTAGCTGATTCAAGACCACCTTCACGAGTTGTTTCAGATGGTGTAATAACTGTTCTCCCATCTCCAAGTTTAACTGTTTGTTTATTTTTAGATGGTTCTGCGAACAATTGTTCGGTTTGTTTTTTAACTTCCGAAGTTGAATTTTCAGTTAATTTAGCAACTACTTTATCAGCATTTTTTGCTTCGGGAATATTGTAATTTGTTTTAGTTTCCTGCACCGTTGCGTCTTGTTTTTCAGTAGGAGCATTTTTTTGAATATTTGCATCTTGTACCTGTTCGGTTGTGTTCGGAGCTGTTTGATTTTGTTTTCTTTTTTCAAGTGCTTCCATCGCTGTTTTTTCCATTTCTTGATTGGTTTGTTTAACTCGAGTTTCACCCGATGGTGTTTTAGGCTGTAATTCAGCAATTTGATTTTCAACATCTCTTATCATGTTTTCTTTAGCTATTGCTTCTGCAGGTGTTGTAGGTGTAAAATTTTCAAGTGTTGTTTTATATTCATTTAAAGATTTTATTGTTCTATTAGTTTCTATTTTGTTTTGTATATTTTCTTTACCTGTACCAATGCCGCCTGATAAAGCACCAACTGCTCCCGATTCTAAAGCAGCAGGTAATGTTTCCAACATTAAATTAACATAATCTGCTGGGTCGGTAGATTGGTCTAAAGCCATTTTATTGATAAACGCATCCGCATATTCTTCAATGAATTCACTAGCACCTTCGGAACTCATTGAACTTATATATTTGGCTAAATTAGAACCAACCCCTTTTTTGGTTAATGCTTTAGATATAATATCTTCAAGTCCACTAGCATCAGCATCTCCTACAACATTAACAGCAGCAGAACCAAGTGTTTTATCTATTACTGCACCTAACATAGTAGTTAACATGGCAGATGTAGCAGAAGAACCTTCATCATAACCATTATTTAAATTTTCATTGTATGCATCAAAAAAGTTATCTCCCCAATAAATTGCTTTTCCACCTACACCAAGAGTTACAGTATCAATAGCACCTGCACCTAAAATTTTACCTAAATTATTGAATGTTGCTGAAACTAATCTAGGAATTGTTCCTTGTGATTCATTTAATTTTTGTTGTTTTAATTCAGAATAACTTGCTAATTTTCTAGTATTACCTTTATCATCTACAATAGTATATGAATCACCCATGTTATCAAAAAGACCTTGAACACCTCGAACAAAACTACCTATTGTGTTATCCCCAAATTTATAATTATCATTTTCTAATCTTTTTAAATTATAATTATATTGTTCTATATTTCGAGTATTTCTTGCTAATCTAACTTCATTTTGAAGTTCTTGTCCTCTTTCTGTATTTAAAACATCTTTTCTTTTTTGAATTTTTTGTTGTAATATTTGTGATGCATTAAATGCATTAGATGTATTTTCAAAACCTTTTGCAGGTGACATTTTATTATTCTTTTTTAATAGAGTATCTCTAGGGTCAAATCCCTGGGTGTTAGCTATTGCTCCTTGAGATGTCATGTAATTTCTTAAATTGGTTCTTGCTTGTTCCGTAATACGACTTGCTTCATTGTAATTTCTTTGTAATTGTTTTGCTGTCAAAGAAGAAGTTCCCGTAAAAGTATTAATAGGAGCAGAAGAACGCCTTTGTTCTATTTCCTGTGCTCTTATATTAGATTGTTTTTTCTTGCGTTCTTCTTTGTTTTTTGAAATACTTTTATTGACTGCTTTTTTTAATGAATTTCCTGAAGGTCTATTGAAAATAGCCATATTTATCACTCCTTTAGAAACTTATTCCTACATAAGTTCTGCTTGAACCATCCCAGTACCAAGCACGTGTTTTTCCATCACCTGTTGTCAACCATACGTTTTGTTGTTTACCATTTACGTTAATTGTTTGTCCAGATTTACTTAACTTACCGTAACCAGCTATACCTTTTGGCTGATATCCATTTGAGAATGTTCCATATTGACTAGCAGATTTACTTGTGTTTCCTTTATTCATACTGATTCCTGTACTAGTCCATCCCGAAGTGTTTAATCCAGATGAACTTCCTGAACCACCAGAACCATTTCCTCCAGATAAATCTACATCTCCAGAACCACCTGAGCCTCCCCCGTAGTAGCCACCGCCACCTCCGTAGCCGCCTCCACCACTACCCTGACTCATTAAATAGTTATAGTATTGTTGTTGTAACGCATTTGCAATTTCATCTTGTTTAGCCTGATAAGTATTTGCGTATGCTGTATCATATGCCTTTTGCCCTGCTTCATAAGCAAATTGATCTGCCGATAATTTATTTTTAGCATATGTATTATACAAATCAGCAAGAGCCTGTTGCTGTTGTACATTTGTATTGGCTGTGTTAGTAGATAAAGCACCTTGTAATCCTGCTAAGTTTTTAGAGTAAGCAGAGCCTGCAATTAATCCCTGACTAACACCATATCCACTATTTTGAAGTCCTAATCTAGTAAGTTGGTTATTCAAATTTTGTCTTTCGGTCATATAATTTCCATATGCTGCTTTAGCATCTCTTTGATATGCATTTTGTAATTGATTTAATGTATTTTGATAACCAGCTGTTGTAGCTGCTTGTTGTTGATTATATGCGTTGGTTAAGTCAGTAGTCATTCCACTTAAACTACTCATAGCACTTTGTCTAGCAGCCTCAGCCTCGGCTTTAGCACTAGCAATTATATCTGCTGCTGTACTTGCCATATTCATTCCTCCTTTAATACTTTATTATTTTATATCCTAAAACACTATCATTATCAATTATATTTGGTATTAAAAATGTTGATATTCCATCACCAGCACCGTATTCAGTTCCTATAACACTAAATAATTTTGGATAATGATTTCGTGATAATTCGCTTCCATCACAGAGAAGCCAACCTTCAGGAACTTTAACTCCCATATAAGATTTAACTTCTCCTGTAATGAAAACTTCGTTTATTAATGTATCATCAAAATACCATTTAGGTATCAAATCGTTATCATAATTTGGTGTAAATCTTTTATTATATCCTACACTAGGCATTATTACTCACCTCTATATTTTCCTGCAACTTGATATTGAACTAATATTCTATCAAAAGTCATATTACCATAATCTGCAACATCTTGTTCTGTTATAAATGTTGTATTATCTACTTCTGCTCTATTCTGAATATAGAGTTTAACATTCATAAACTTTCTTATTTTACTTTTGATTTGTACAAGTTTTGGAAACGGAATCAAACTATTTTTTAATTTTGTTCTGTAATCTTCAATGTTTGTATATTCTTTTTGCATAGTTTCTGTTACACCGTTTTCATCAATATAACCTACAGCAAACATATCACCGTTCTTCGACCTAGTATTAATATACACGTATTTAATTGTTTTTGCAACATTGATAGCATTCATATTTAAGAACGGTGTTATATAATGAGCTTTAATAGGTTTATAATAAGTTTTTAATACTTCATTTTCTATCTTAAGTAAAACATCTACTTTATAATCATTATAGAAAAATTCATACACACCTTCTGGAGAATAACCGATAGCCCTTTGATTCTCATATATAATACCTTCAGATTGTCTTTCAAAATCTTTAGGCTGATATGTTGTAACTTGAGGTGGTTGTCTATTATCCAACCAATCAATTTCAGATACAAACCATTCGTATTGGAAACTTAGTGTTGTTGCACCACTACTTCCACTAGCTCCTACACCTTCTCTAACATAACTCTTTGTAACTAAATCACAAGTAAATTCATATTTGTCTAAAAATATGTGAAGTAAATTATCATCAACAAACCAAGTCATTCTATCATAATTATAGTCAGCACTTAATTCAAAATAATTATTTATAAAATAACTTCTTAGTTCTGCTCGAACTTCATTGGATATATAACTGATTGACTTAATACCATCTCTAGTTACAAGAAGTATCTCATCATTTATTTGTATTGGTCTAGATAATACTTGAAGATTTCTAGTAACAACACTAGATGGGAAAATAGTTACATTGTTTTGTGTTGTTCCATATCTAACATAAACCGAATCTTCGCCTCGCTTAAATGTAAATAAGTATCCGTGCTTTTGTGCGTATCCTAGTATTTCTGTATCTTCACCTAGTACATTATAGTTGTCATCTGGAAAATAATATATTGACGATTTACCATCAGTTGTTACACCTGAATAAGTATCTTTGTTAGTACCATCAGATACAAACACACGTCTGTCCGATTCGTAACCATAAACAGCAACACATTTAGCACCATAATAGCAAGCAAGTCTAGCAGAACCTGGAACTACATTATCATAACTTATTTTATAATTAGGGTCTAAAGTTTCATCATATGAATTAGCACCTGATACAGACGCAATAGTTTTAGTAGTTGTTCCTGTTGTACTTGTATGAGGTAATGTTATAGTAGGTAAACTTAAAGTTGTTGAACCAGCACTCATTTCTGTAACAGGTTGACCGCTCAAATAAACAACACTACCAAATTGCATATAAGCACCTATTGATACTGAATTTTTACCTGCACTATAATTTATTCTTCTTGAAGTTGTAATTGGATTTGATGGATAAACTGTAGATGTAGCATACATATTACCTGTTGAACCAGCATAAATTCTAGCACCATCTATTACTCCATATAAAGAACCAGCACCACAATTCAAATAACTAGGTTTAGAAACCCATAATTGAACACTTTCGTATACATTCCAATATGAATCACTTCCATTTTGAGCTGAACCTACATGAGCATCAGCCCATGCACTATATTGTAAACCTATCCAACTGAAGCCTAAACAAGTCAATCTCTGTGTTCCAAAAGATGTATTACCTCCAACACTACCTGGCACAACAATTGTTGTTTCAGTCGAAGTTATATTATAATAATCAACTTTAAGTCTACAATTCCAATTTGTTGATGATGTTAAATTATTTCTATCTAAAGTTGTATTAACTGTTTTTGTTACTGTTCCACCGTTATTTATAGTGGTAGCTTCTATATTTGTTATTTGAAAAGAAGCAACTTGATTGCTAGTCAAATAAACATGTAAACCGGTGCCATTTTTTATTTCTTGTTTACTAGGATTAAATTTAGAACCTTTTTTAAATGTTCCTACCACCGTTATATTTAATTTATCAGGCTCATCCAAATCAACACTTTTATCTATATTAACATTAGCTTCTAATAGATTATCACCTGCTATACAACTTAAGTTAAAAGTGTTGTCTTCACTTGAAGTCGGTGGTTTACTGTATTCAATAATTATATTATCTTTACCATCGACAGGAGATTTAGCAGGAGCAGAATCAAAAGTTACAGTTCCTTCTCGAGAATCTAATGTGAAACCTGTAGTCATTTCAGTATAAGTGCCATTCTCTTGTAAAACCTTAACTATACAATGAGAACCACTAACTTTTTTTTCAGGTAAATGATAAACAGTTGATACACCATCAGATAAAAATTGTGCTTGTCTTCTATTTGTTAAAAGATTAATTGCTTCATATCTAGTGTAATCTAAACCATCTGGTGTAGAGCCATATATGATAGTTGGAACATATGGATTATCTAATACATTTTCTATTTCAAAATGTAGTTGATAATACGTTTGTTCTACATCATCAACAATTGTAACTACTTCTTCTGTAGAACAACTGAAAGATAAAATTCCAATAGGTGTAAATACTCGTTCTTTACCATCAAATTGAATATGTTCATATGAACCTTGTCTATTACCTGTTTGTCCAAAGTTTGTAAAAGGTATTGTTCTATAATCAATTCTATAATTAGTAAACCCTTCTTCTTGAGATAAATCATAAAATATATTTCTAACTTTAGGTGTGGGCCATACTGATATACAAATTCTAGAATCATTTTCAACTTGATATTCACCTAAATATTCCGAAATTTTTATATAATATGGCACAGTATTTCCGTTTTCATCATATTCTTCTATTTTACCTACATATTTTATTTTATAAAGTATATCATCACCATCAGCAACTTCTCCGTATTTACCAACCATATAACTTTGTCTTATATTATGTCTAACTTGATGCAAACCTTCTTTTTTAACAACATTTAACATATCAGATGAACGCATGATATTGGGATTTGTATTCCATGAGTCCATACCTTGAAGATTATTTAAATCTAAATAATTAAATGTTGGTGATTCAGGTATTTTAAAACTTGCCATGTTTCACCTCCTAAATCCAACCTGTTTTACTTACAAATTTAGTATCATCTTTTCTAGGATACATATTTTCAACAGCTATTTCAAATTCGTTTCTATATTGAGTAGCAAGTGCTACATCATCATCTTTATATAATTGACTAGCAATATACAAAGGTAATATAACTGCTACTTCATCAGGTAAATTAATTTCGTCATCGTCATCTGTTTCTTCATCTATTTTATCAGGATAACATTGATATTTCATTATGAAGTTACCTTCTAATCTATCATCAATAACAAGTGTATATCCATCTTCCAAAATGTAATCTGTTCGATTTATCAATTCATGACTATAGTTTTCAAAATAAAGTTTGTCTATCTTATAAAAATCAGGAATCAATGTTTTCAAATCATAAATATAATAAGGTTTATAATCTGGTATATATTTTGTATCGTAATTATCAATGTTATAGTTATGTAAATATAAAGCAACATTTCTAAATGAATAAACTGTCTCTCCTTTGAATACTAATTTAATACCTATTGTTTTGGAGAAATTTTTATAAGCAGTAAATTTTCCAGGTTGAGAACCGTTATTTGTTATTGTTTCTTGTAACACCCAATTGTTATCTAAATCTAAATTATAAACTTCAACAATTGCTTTATTGTCTACTTCAAAATAATATGCTCGTGCTTCGGTACTTTCGTATGTTAATTCTTCACCTAAATAATATTTTGTATCATATCTTTTACCTAATGAATTTTCAATTGATCTTTGTGTAAAAGTAAATGTTTTTATAAAAGGTCTACCACGTTTCATACATTCAGCGATACCTTCGTTTGCAGCTTGAGCCATTCCATTCAAATAAATTTTGTATTTATTATCATTTCTCATCGACCTTAAATCATTCAAATCAATAGTATCATTATTCAAAAACATCTTTTTTATACTTTCAAGTTGAATTTCACCCCAAGTATAAGCCATGTAAATCATCTCCTTTTTGATTTTATAAGTACCAGCGAATAGATATACCAACCTAAGACCTTAACCTTATAATCATTTCAATATGGTATTAATGATTAAAGAGAGTTTATCGTTCCCAGAATATCTACTCGCTGCTACCTATAAAGGTAGCAAATAAAAATGGAAAGCCCTATTAGGACTCTCCATAGAGCTTTAATTAGGATAAAGTAGTTCCGCCTAATACACCAGCTACAGCAATACCTCTCCAATCGTTACATCCAGCAACGAATCTTGAACGACCTTTCCATACATTGTTATCTGTATTATCATCAATGTAAGAACTTACTGTCAATGGGATTCTATCGCAGAATAGTAATCCGTTATAATTTTCATTGTATTTACTATCAGCTAAGAACCATACACCAGAAGCAACACCATTTAAATATGGAGTAGTAATTACATTCCATCTACCAAATTGATAGTTGAAAGCATTGTTTGATGTAGCAGGGTCTTTATCTGCTCCGATTGCTGAGAATACAGCTTTTTTCATAGCAGCATTGTTAGGAATTATAATTGTATCTGGAGATACAGTTAACACATCACCATTATCATCAGTGAAGTTTTGCATAGCAGTTTCAACTAAACCTAAATCAGTATCACTGAATGTATTACTGAATTTATTAGATTGAGTTGCTCCACCTGTAATAGATGTATGCGCTGTAGAGAAAATACTTAAACCATCGTTACAAGTACAATCCATAGTCATTCCTCTGAATGTAGTAGTTGTACCAGATACAGCACCGATTAATAATTGAGCACCGTATTTTTCTCTTGTTAATGCATATGCATCAATAAATCCTCTTGCTCCTGTTCTATTTAAATCAAGTAACTTAGAATCTTCTACCATCTCTTGAGTTATTGTAAATGAATCTTTCCAAGTTTCATGCTCTAAAGTTTTAGAGTATCCTTCTTGTCTTTCATCTTTTGGATAAGCTCCACCTTCACCAACAGGTAAGAAACCTTGAGCTAGTGAAGTTAAACTAGTGAATTTTTCAGCATAGTTGTCACTATCAACCATTTTAAATACTTTTTCAACGAAACTCATATCAGTGTAAGCTTTAATTGACTCCTCTAAAAAAGCTTTAATAGGAGCAACTGACTTACCATAGATAGAGTCGTTTAATCCTGACATTTTTCCAAATATAATTTGTGCCATTTATTTTTCCTCCTATCTTCTAAACATTCCGTTAATTTTGTCACCAGATGCAGTTCCTAGCATCTCAGTAATCATAAATACGCCACTTGTAGTAGTAGCAGTTGCAGTTAGTCCATCAGAACCAATTGTAACTTTATCTCCTATATTCAAACTAGCTCCACTAGCTGATAAAGGAGCTTGATAAACTTCATCCTCGTAAATTCTCTTTACAGGGATTATTGTTCCGTTTCCAGAACCTTCAGCAATAAATTCAGGTACATCTGTTCCAGATGCTTTAGTTAATTTACCACTAGATAATTTTAACAATTCTCCAACAGTAATAGCTTCTGATGCAGTACCAATAATGTACTCTAAAGCTTCAGTAGCAGCACTACCTTTTCTTTGTAATTTAAACATTTTAATCCTCCTTTGTTATTGATTTTAACCAATTAACATACTCAGTACGACATCCTTTATCCAATTTCTCGAACTCTGGAGTATTAGGATAATTTTTTGCTTCGGCAAGTGTTTTGAAACCTCTTAAGTCTCCTGTATAATTGTCTTCTTTAGTAATTATTTCTACTTCTTCAACAACTTCAGCATCTTCAGGAATTTCATTAACACCTTCAATATTAACTATTTCTTCTACTTTCTTATTATCTTTCTTACTCATTTTTATCCTCCTTAAAGTTTATTTTTAGCATAATGCTCTCTGATTTGTTTATCAGTCCAATTAGGTAAATTCTTTTTATATATAGCATATTCATCAGCAGGAACTTCAATATAGTTGTTTGAACCACCTGTAGTTGTTTTCATATGACTTTTACTATTCGTATTATTAACTTTATCTTTCTCTTTTTTATCTTTCGATAATTGAGATATTCTACTCATATTACACAATACATAAGCGTCATATAAACTATATCCTTTATTTAACTTTTCAATAACTTCATCGCAATTATCCATTCGAGATATATCATCTAGTGTCTCAATACTATCATCGATAGCATGAATCATTTTTAATTCTTCATTCATGATTCTATCATTTTCATCCTGCTTTTGTTTTTCTATAATTTCTCGAGCCTTTACTACTTCAGGACTTTCACTAATCATTCTGTTTAGAACATCACTAAACTTATCAGGGTCTTCTACTCCAGCTTCAATAAGAGTGTCTCTATTTTGAGCTTTTTCAAAATCTTCCCAAGTATCATAACCTTTATTTTTAGCAATAGCATTTAATTTATCTTGATATTTTTTCTCAATATCTTGAGTCTTTTGTTTTAATCTTTCGCTAAAAGCTTTGGTTTTATCTATTTCAACATCCTTATTAGATGTTTCGTTGTCGTCATCGTTATCGTTATCTTCACTGACGGCGTCATCAGCGTCCGAATCAGTTAACTCTACTTCATCTTCGTCAAGTTCAGTTTCATTAACTTCATCTTCATTATCAGCCTCATCGGCAAACAATTGAATATTAAAATCCAAAAATTTTTCCGTTTTCAAAATCATTTTTAATCTCCTTACCTATTTTTAGACGAATTTCGGTTGGTTTCCGTTTCGCTGTCTTTTAGTGCAGTAACTACTTGCTACTTTTTTTAGCTCTTAAGTCTCCTCCAGTTTTTACTTTAGGACTTTTTGAGCTTGGTGTCTTGAATATTGATTCTACTTTTTGAGAACCCCTATTCTTAATCTTACCTGCATAACTGTCTGCCATAAGACTACACGCTCCTTTCAATGATATTAATATCACTCACATGATTAAATAAGCAACTAATTAACTTATTTCAAATTAATTATATCAAATAAAATAAACAATGTCAAATAAAAAACCCTCTTTTAAAGGGTTTTTTATATCAAAGATTTGTGGGGTTTTAGGTAGTGATTACACGTTTAATAGCGGTGTAAAGTATCTCTCGATACACCTAAAGTTTATCATAAAATTATTTGTTTGTCAACTTATTTTCCAAGCACAACGCATTATTCTATCAGAGCAATCAAAAGTATCATAAATTATGCCGTCTATAATCACAGTAATATGATTTGACATTGTAACCAAATATGTACCTTGATTATTTTCTTCGGCAAATTCTCCTACAGTTATTGAACTGTGACATTCTCTCTTATAGTTATAATCTAAATAATCTTCAATAAATTCTACACTATTAAACATCATACCTCGACTACGAGCCATATCACTTAATTTATCGTATGTATAATTCCATGTTTTATTTTCTGCTAAACTAATTGCCCTTACGGTACAATCATCAACAAATCTCTGATGAGAATTTTGATTGTGAAATTTATACATTACATTTCACTCATTTTTTTAGTATATTTTCTAATGATATTAATTTCTTCTTGTGATTGAGCTTTATCATACAACATTTTAACTAAGTCAACAGCAGATTCTAACATATATTCTAGACTTTTAATACTATCTTCTTTGGCATTATAATCTCCTCTGTTATATTGCTCACGACCTTCTTCATAACGGTTGTATTCATTATACATGGAATCCATGTAATCGTTTCCTCTATAATTTCCTCTTGCTCTATAATTTCCACGTCTTCCATATTCATCTCTACCGTACTCATCTCTACCATAACGACCGTAATCATTATATCTCATACTTTCTCCTCCTTCTTCTATTTCACATAAATCTTTTTCTATATCAACCAATTTATATAGAAATTCTATATTACTATTTTGAATACCTTGAGTTGCTATTTGTTCTTTCAATTTATGTACTTCTTCTTTTAATTTTTTATTTATTTCCTTATTTTCCATTGTTATCCTCCTTTCTCAATAGAGAAATAATTTCTTCGTTTTGTTCAATTATTTTCTTTAAATATTTCTCATCTTGTGTTTGTAATTCCTGCATTAAATCTCCATTATTATAATCTCGAAATAAGATTTGTAAACTTAATGCTTGTAGTATCAAAGATGTTATATCTACAGGATTTGTATTTTGCATTAGAACCTTACTCTTTCAATGATTAAATTAGCATTTTTTATAGTTGGAGCAACTGTATCAACAGCAGGTGTTACTCCACTAACAGCAGGAACAGAACCTATTGTTAAAGTAACATTTTCTCTAGGACATAAATATATTCTTTTCTCAAAAGAAATATTTATATAATCGCCTGGGGTCGTAACAGTAGCATTTGCACTTGCAGCAACTACAGATGTTCCGTTTTCTTTCAATGCTATTTCAATAGCACCTGCTTCAGCAGCAGTAACATTAGCATTGAATTTAACATCATATACATTGGCACTGTTACAATTACCGTTTCCTAGAATAGTATATTGTGAAGTACCTTCAGTATGATTTAACCAACCTCTACAACTAGCAGACCTAGTTCGTAATTCATCATTTGAAAAAGTAATATCACTTGTATTTGTAGGTAATATTAATGGAAGTTCTTGTACGCTTTGTATCATTATATCTCTCCTTTCAAATTAAAATAAAAGAACAGGTACTTGCCTGTTCTCATAAGTGCAAAATTTGCACATTTGTTAGCAAGTTCTCGTAATCGAGTTAGTTGTATTCAACTCATGCTTAAATAAATTGACTTGTAGTATTATATCCACATCCGCAACCATTTAGGTTGTTAGGACAAGTAAATATTGGTTGATTTCCGTATACGGGTTGAGCGGGTATAGGGCAACTACGAAGTTCGGCTACCAACTGATTTGCAACAACAGCATTGTTTGCTCTTAAATCAGCAGTTTGTGCTACTTGACTAGCTTGTAAATCTTTCATCAAGATTTCACGTTGTAAGTCAGCAATCTTCTCATTCTTACTGTCTATCTTATCTTGACATAATTGATCCAATATTTTCTGCGTGTTGGCAGTCTGATTAATTAAAACGTCTTTTAATCCGTCAGCTAAAGCAGCTCTATCGGCACAATTTTCGCTTAGTATAGTGCTATTTAAGTTAGCCAAACCTAAGCGATTTTCACAACAGCAATCGGCAAATTGACTTTGTAAACCATTAAATCCTTGCAATGTAGCAATTTGGTTGTTAAATGCTTGTTGCATATTAGCCATTTGTCTACCATTATTAGCAATCTCAGCATCAGCAAATCCACCTGTTATAGCTTGTGTTACACTAGCAGTGCTATTACACATTTGATTTGATAAACCAAATACACCATCACGAACACCTTCAATTTGGTTGCTTAAATGCAATGTATCAAATCCAGTGTTAGTGTTTTGCATGATTTCTTTTTGACCATTACTTAACCAAGCGTATCCGTTGTCAAAAGAGTTTCCACCAAATCCACCGAAACCGTTATTTCCATTACCCCAGATAAGAGCAAGTAAAACGATTAGCCAGATTGCTGAATCTCCACCGAAACCAAATCCACCGTTTCCAAATCCACCCATCATAGGGTAAACAGGATATCCATTGTTTGTTGCTAAATCAACAGTAGGAACAATACCTGAAGTTCCGTTTCCATTCATTTAAATCTCTCCTTTCTTTTAATTTATATATCAAACCTATTTTAGGTTGATACCATATTTACTTAATTGTTCTTCGCTAACTCCGAAGCCTTTAGCGAAATTTACAAAACTTTGTTTTTGTTCTGGACTACATTTACCCATCATACCATCAAGTATTTCTTGAGGATTTTTACCTGACATTTGTTGAAATTGATTATATAATTGAGGACTTTTACCCTTCAACTGTGTCTGTATCTGATTCAATAGTATTTGTGTTGGATTCATTCTTCTTCATTCCTTTCTTCAATTCTTCAATTTGTGCTTGAAGATATTCTATTTTTAAATCTTTTTCGTCTTTGGGTATTATTTCGTTAAGTTCATATGTTTTTATTTCTCCTTTTGTATTTTTAATCCATACAACTGACATATCTTTACTAAAATAAGGTGTATCACCAATAACCATATCTCGTTGTACTTCCTCCATTGATGTAGCATATCTAATCACATCATGATTTTGTGGGGCTATTTGAAAGTTCTGTGTTAAATTAGTTGGTTGTTGAGGTTGTTGAAGTTGTTGTTTCATTCTTTCAAGTTCATTTTGTTGAGCGTTTATTCTATCGACAGTTTCTTGTCTGTTATAATAATTATTTATACTTGGATAGCCGTACATATTATTCATCTCCTAAAAATATATTTATAATTGGTTTTTCTTTGTCAGTGTTATTAAATAAAGTCAATATCAAAATAGACAGTATCCAAATCCATGTATCTGTCTTTTCATTGTATATTTCTGATAATTTTTCTAAATCGTCGTCTTTCATAGTATCACCCTTTTCTTAATTACATTATGACATGAAAAAAGAGTAGAAACCTATAAAGTTTCTACCCTAAAACTACCCTCTTTTAAATACGATACAATGTATTATTTTATTCTTAATCTTTCTTATTATTTTATTAACATTACTTTCACAAGTACCTAACTTATAAGCGATTGCTGTTATTGTTTCTTCTTCACGTCTTAACATCAATACTTGCTTTTCTATTTTAGTAAGTCTTGCATTCTTGAAGAAGTAATCGTATTCTTCATCAGTAAATTGAAAGTTCCAATGCTTTCTTTTAGACACGCCTAGTAGCTCGTCTGGTTGTACCATTCATATTCCTTTTGGAAGCAACTCTTCGTCCTGTTGATTTTGGTTTACTATTATTTGTTCTATGAGTTCTATTAACTCGAGTTACTTTTTGATATGCGTACGCCATATTAAGCACCTAATCCTTGTTGAGTTATAACAGAACTATCATTATTTGTTGCTGTCTGTTCAACACTTTCTGTAGAGAAATCAAACTGATTAATATACCAAATCCAAATACCATTACTAACAACTAAACACAAAATCAATAAAATAATAGTCCAAAATTGTCTTCTTATAATTTGACTAGCTAAATCTTCCATAAAAACCTCCTATTTTAGAATATCGGTTTTAACAAAATCCCATTTCTTCATCTTTTCTGCAAGCACATGGACATAATCGTTTCCACCTAATTTTTCATAAATTGCTAAAGAATTTAACCAATTACGATATATATAATCAGGGATTTCTTTTATTTTTTCATAAGCGAAATAAGTGTTTGTTAAATTGCTTTGTAACATAGTCATCATAGCAACTTTTAACATATCACTTTCATCTTGTTTATTTTTCAATTTCTTTTTGTAATTTTTTATCCTTCCAATCAAATAGCCAAAAACCCCTGATATAATTAACGATACTACTGTTTTCATGATAGTTTCTGTCATTCTATAAACGCCTGAAATTTAGTGCAAGCTACTTTTTTACTACCTGCGTAGCCATCTAAACCCTTACTTTTGTCTTTTATTAAGTCTATTTGATAAGGATAATCATTAACTTTATATTTTAAATACTTATAACCACTTGTATTAATAATTGATTGTGGAGTAAAATATTTTGCTTCAATAGTAGCAATTGTTTCACCATTACCTGCCCAACCATTTATATAATCCATTATATTACATTGAGTTATCCAACCTAATGTTTTACCACTTAAAGTTGTTATTCTGTATTCAAGTGAACCATTATCTGTTCTCATAGCAATACCGATAGCTTCATGATTTCTATAACCAGCATAATCGTCTAAGTTTTTAACCTCTGGAAGCCATCCATCTTCTCTTGTTTTCATTCTATAATATATATTAACTACTTCACTAGGTTTTTCTCCCATTTTACTTCTAACCATATTTAAGAATCTATCCCAGCCTTTATCCATAGTTCTATGAGGACAATATTTTTTGTTAGGTGCATAGTCATAATGTCTTTTAACTCTATCTATACCCCAACCATATTCTTTTAAAAGATAAGCAATCAATTCAGCTGCATTTTCTTCAGCTTTATCAAAACGATAACCTCCTGATTTCGAATAACATATTTCTATTGCAATTGTTGACATATTTCCCGGACCAGTGCCATCGCTTGCGTGCCAACCATTTCTATTTAAAGGTAAACCTTGTACTGCTTCAATATCATCTACAGCAAAGTGGAAGGAAATCTCATAAGGATTATTTTTCATATACGTTATTTCATTTCTAGCACTTGCATCATTTGCTGTATTATGTACTGTTATTCCTTTCATTGTTACTACATTAGGACACTTTAAATAATATCTATCAGGTGATACTAAATCTTGTACTATTTTAACCATATATATTTCTCCTTTCTTTTCAATTAAATTATAACATGGAATTAATTAAAAGTAAATAAAAAGAGATTTGTTTAATCTCTATTTTATAGACCTAATATTTCTTTTATAGTTACATTTGGTAAGCCTTCAGGACCAATTGCACTTGAGCTTAAATTAATACTTCTTTGTCTTGCATTGGACAAAGTAACCTCTGAACCAGAAAAATTAACTTGTTCTTCAGAAAACCAACAATAACTGTCGTTCATATGATGATAACTAATTCTTGCCATTTGTGTTGAAGCCGACGTAATTGGTAATATTATTTCTTTGTTGTTGGTTAAATCATCTGTACTATAAACAATTTTAATATTTTTGAATTTATTATAAAGAGTATTTAAATTAATTGTATTATTTTCAGGAGTTACATCATCATATACCAATGTTCCTTTCCATAAAGAAATACCATTTATAAAGTCACTTTTCTTATTGTTATCTGCATTGACTATTAACTTGTTACTATCATCGGTAACAGAACAATCTTTTGCTTGAACAATACAACTCAACAAATTGAAGCCTGCATATCTCATTTCGCTCATCTGAATAGTATCCAAAATCAAATTAGAATATTCAGCTTTTATTGCGTGATTTGTTCCTGAGACTAAACAATTATTCATGTTTATTTTACTATAAACAGAATTAACTGCTACAGGATGAGCCGTAGTTTTTGTAGTATCAATTGTATATTCAATATTGGATATTACTATGTTTGAATTTAATACGTCTATTCCATTTTCAGTACCACCGTTATTTATGGTCAAGTCTTTAATTGTTATATTTGAACAATTGGAAATATTAAATCCATGATGCAAAATAACTTGTGATTTATCTTCTGAATTTCCTTGAATAACAACTGTATTCGTTACTCCATATAAAGTCGATATATCTTTTGTTTCATCATAAGAAATAAATTCATTATTATAATCTCCATCCGCAAGATTAATAGTATAACTAATAGCATTATTTCTAGTTATATTTCCCAAACATTGATTTAAGTTACTAAATGGATAGCTTTGACTTCCATCCTGTTTATCAGAACTATAATTAACAGGGTCAACATACCATGTTACTGTTTTATAACGACTACGTTCAGACGTTAAATTATCTGTACCAGATATTAAGTTAATTAAATTTTTGTTAGTTATTATTTCAATATTATTATCGTTATAAGCAGACACATATACTGGAACTCCTAATTTTTGTAATTCACTCGCTGTTCCATTTGAATAACTATGACCTGCAGATAAATAATTTCGTCCTAATTCTTGAATAGCATAGTTTATTTTTAACTTTCTTAATACTTCAAAAGCAGATTGCCCTGTATAATCAACTCCATGATGACCCATTTTCCATATACCTATATTCTCAGGAAGCAATCCTAAACCATATAACCATTGTACAGGTTGATTATAACAATCACCCCAATAAACATTATAAATATCGTAATGTTTAAACAATACAATTAAAGATGTATTATTATATTTATTTTGTTGAGTAAATGTTTCATAAGAATATTCATCGTCAGTATTATAAAAAGTAAATTTTGTATTATCATTTAAAATTACTTCCATTCCTTCTGTTGGTTGTATTGGACTTAAACTATATTGTTCTACTGTACTCATTGCTTCTAAATATCCATGGGTTGTTGTATAAGAGCTATCATTTTCCCATAAACTAAATGTATATTTTGGAAAATATATAGTTGTTTCTTCATTTATATAGCCATTTGTTACTAAATTATTAAAATTACCTATATGGTCTGCATGAAAGTGAGTGCATATAAATATGTCTATATGAGAAATATTATAACTATCTAATACAGCTTTAAATTCACTCCAACCTTCATAAACAAAACAATCGATTAATATATTTTTTCCATCTACTTGAATGATGTTATAATCTCCACTTAAACTATGTGATTTAGGAAAAATATATTTCACTTGATTTTCTTCTTGTTTAATTTTATTCAACTTATAATCTAGGGTTTCTTTATTATAATATCCATCTGGTGTTAGGAAACTATTAACCCATTGTTCTTCTGTACCAATATATCCATTATCAACAGCAACCTCATATGCTGATTTTCCTTCTGAGCCTCTAATTAATTCTCTTTCTTCGGGAGTTAATTCGCCGAAAGGAGTTCCTGGTTCTCCTCTCAACGATTCTAACCATTCTTCTTCAGTTCCAACGAAACCATTTTGTACTGCTACTTCATAAGCAGAGTAGCCTCGTCTACCTGTTAAATATAAATAACCTTCCCTGTTATTAACTGTTGTATCGTCCATTATTTCCCTCCTCATCAAACAAAGGCATTATTTTTGCTACAGCTGTTGAAATTGCACTTATCATCAATCCTATCAAAGCTTTGTTGTCAATATCAAAAACATTAGTTGTCATAAAATAAGTTGCGATAGTAGCGATTATTGTTTGTATAAAAGTTCTAAATATTCTATTATTCCATAATTTTTTCAAATTCATTTCATACCTCCTTATATTTCTTTTAAAACAGCATACTCTAATGTAAACGGTAACCCATCGTTTAGTTGCGTTATAATCGTACTTCCTTTATAACTCATAGCATTTTGGTATAAGTTTTCTAATTGTATTCCTAGCGAAGTATCTGTTATTTTAGTTGTTATTGGTGTTGCTAATTCATAATAAGTTTTTACATTATTTTGGGTTAACCATGTTTTAAATGCTGCTGGTGTTCCTTCTGTTAATCTGCTTTTAAAAATTCCAATTCTAACTGAAGTTCCATTTGCTCTTATATATTCTTCAGTAGTAGATGCACTTATAACTGGCATATAAGGAAATTTATCTGATTTATAAATTGCATTATCTTTTCCACTAATTGGAACAAAAACAGATAAAATAGTATCATTTGTATATGCAGAACTTAAAATCCAATTTTCAGTTCCATTTAAAATCTTTTTACCAATATGTTCTTCAAAATACCAATCTCCATTTTCATCTCGATATATTTTATCTTCTGTTGTTCCTATTTTTGTATATTCAATATCACCCAAATCAATAGAATAATTTTGAATTTGTGATTGATATGGTTCGTATGAAGTTGCTTGATTACCTTCTTCTATTTGTAAACTATTTAAAACTGTTTCAAGACTTTCAGTATCGGTTGTAGCTTGATATACTCTCACAATTAAATATTTTGCAGTTGCCTCTGTTGTTATTGTTGCAACATTATTTTCTGCCTTAACTTGTCCGTAAGAACTAACCCCTATAGCAGGTGTTTCTTCAGTCCACGCAACATTTGGTTGAAACCCATTCATTCTACTTATAGTGTACGTTGTATTGGGATTACAAGGTATCCATACTATTCTATTATTATTGATAGAAGTTATTGTTGTAGTTGTTCTATCAATATATGCATTTAAAATATTGGCGTTATCTTTATCAAATAAATTCTTTTTTTCTATTTCTATTTGAATACTATCGATAACATCTCGGTATGTTATCTCTGATTCTGCTGTTCTGTAAAATTGAACTATTAAATATATGTCGGAAGACCCGGTTGTTATTGTTAAAACATTAGAGTTATCATCACGAGTTGCTTTTGTTAAAGAAGAGCCAGCTGCAGGTGGAACAGTACTACTTGCTACAGCAAATCTATTAGTATTACCATCGTTTCTTTTTTGTATTGTATATGTTGTATTTGGATTACATGAAATCCACAAGCTTCTATTTGCTTCAGATGTTTGCATAACCAATGTATTCAGCTGTATTCCACCATTAAAAATATTCATATTTTCTTTATCAAATAAATTTTCATTTTTAATTTTAATATTATTTTTTCCTTTTATAACATTAAGAGAAATTGGAGTATCTGGTGAAGGTGTTCCATTTTGAGATAATTCTTTACATAACAATGAAAATTTTATTTTATATTTTTCAGTATTATTTAAACTAACCTCATCTGCAGAACCAGTGTATTTAGGATAAAGACTATATAGATCAATTTTTCCATCCATTGAATTTAAAATAACATTATTCAATTTATCTATATAACTTCTAAATGTACTTTCATCTGTTATATTTCCACCAAAGGTATTAATGTAGGTCTTTAATTTTTGCTTTGTTTCATTTAAATAAACCATTTTGTTAGAAGTAGTTCCCATTAAATCACCTCACCATTTATTAAATCCAAATAATCGTTTATATCTCCTATCAAACCATCAACATAACTTTTCGTTGTATAATCAGAATCATTTGTAAAATAACTTATATTTGTAGGTACTTCAGGAATTAGGTTATCTACCTCACCTTTGGTATAATAATTGCTTAAATCAGGAGATGGACCTGGTTCTCCTTCATCACCTTTTTCTCCTTTTGGTATGCCAAAACTTAATATTACATTTGAAGGTGTTCCTGTTATATTAACATAAGCATTTTGCTGTGGATTTAAAGTATCAACCCTACCTATTCTTAATTGAGGAGGTGTCCCAGGTATTCCTTGAGGTCCAATTTCTCCTTGAGGACCTTGTGGTCCTTGTGGTCCAACTAAACTCTCTAACCATTCTTCTTCTGTACCTTCAAAACCTTCTTGAACAGCTATTTCATAAGCACTATATCCTCTAGTACCAACAACATATAATTCACCAACTTGATTTTCGTTTTCGTTTTCCATTTGAATATCTCCTTTCAAATAGTTTTTCATAACTAAATTATAACATGGAATTAATTAAAAGTAAATAAAAAAGAAACTATAAATAGTTTCTTAATTACGCATACGTTCCTTGCGAAACCCAATTCTCTCCATCGTATATCCATGAAATAGTATTTCCTGTTCCAATGCTAGAATTAATGCATATATCCCCTTTTATGAATGTTCCATAAGTAGGTGTACTACTAGATGTAAATTCAACATTATTTCCAATTCTTTTGAAATTAGTAACTATATTGTAATCATCTATAGCAGAAGCCTCTCTTGCTATTGTTGGATAACCTAAGATATGTGTACCAAAGTCATATATAGCTCTACCACAACATACAGGTAATTTAGTAATTTTATCATATGTACCAGTACTACTACCACGATATATAATATCTAATAATCCACAACCAACAGTTTTATTCATAAAACTTGATAAATTTGAAATAGTTGCACCTTTTCCAATTTCACTATCACTTGTATATGATGTTATGCCTGTAACTTCTTTTTCATTGGATATAGATGCTGCTAATTTTCTATCGAAATCATAACAACTAACCCTTCTATAAAATACACTGTCGTTGTTAAATCCGCTTTCAAACCACGGAGTGTATTTATTACCAGTAGAATTTGATAATGAATTATTTGTACTATTAACATCAATAGGTTGTAAATCATGAGTATAAACTTTATTCATTGAAATTAATGAATGTAGACTAGCAATAGAAGAAATTATATTAAAGTCTTCAAGTAATCCATCAGCATTTTTAACGATAATACCTGTCTCTGGTTTAACTTGACTCCATGTAGCCGAATAATCTACATAATTAATAACATTATCAATATATACAACAACTTGATTTCCAACATATAAATTATACATATCAGACATATTTTGATAATTTGAAAACATTAAACTTGTCAAACAAATGTTTACATTTTTCAAATTAACTTCACTATTATGTGCTTCATTAGATGTTTCTAATTGAATGGCAATTTCAGGTTTATTTATACATTTATGTATAAATAATGTATCTATTGAAACATTAGAATTATTTATCATAATATTAGATAAATTAAAATGTAAAGGTGCACTTGGACCTTCCACATGATTATTTAATAAAGTTGCTATGGAATTGTTAATTGTTATCGGTGCATTAATTATATTGTTTTCTAATAAAGTACCTGTACTACTCTGAACTCTGATTCCAAGATAATCATTATAATTATCCAATGTATATCCTGCAACAAAATGACATTGTGAAATTAAAATAGCATCACCTTTTCCAGCCAAGTCTACAACATAAGAATTAGCTTTTCCACCACAATACATTATATGACAACGATATAAAATTAAATTATCTATATATGAACTAGATTTACTTATCGCTTGTTTTAAATGATTAAAATAAACATTTTTTATTTCTAATCCACTATTTAAGTATAAACCATATGTTTGATTAGCAAGCTGTTCATCCGAAGTCTCCAATCTAATATCTTCAATCTTTCCCCTTTTGCTTCCATAATCATAAGTAGTTCCATATATTATTAAATAATCATCGAAATCATCGCCTTTAAAAATACAAGTATTAGCATTACATCCATATAGTGTTTTATTAAAAGGCATTGTTAAAGTTGATGTTATTAAATAATTTCCTTCTGAAACATATATTTTATCTGCTTGACTATTTAATGCATTTTGAATTGGTAATGTATCATCACTAATACCATCACCTTTAGCACCAAATTGTTTTACATTTACAGTATTATTTTCAACTATTAATTCGGCTACTAAATCACCAATTATAATGATAGAACCACCATCATCAACATCTTCTTCTGTTTTAAGTCTTATTTTATAAAAGCTTTCTCCACCATCATTAGCAGTATAATAACCCAAAGTATGTATCGTCATTCCTTCTTTTGAATCTAAATCTTCCATTTCTTCTATATTAGAACAAATCTTAGTAAAATTCTCATCTATTGTTTCTTTAGTATAATAACCATCTGGTGTTAAAAATGAATCTATCCAATCTTGTTCTGTACCAATAAATCCATTTTCAACTGCCACCTCATAGGCACTCTTTCCTTCAGGTCCTTGTGGTCCTTGTGGTCCAACTAAACTCTCTAACCATTCTTCTTCTGTACCTGTATAACCATTTAATACTGCTACTTCGTACGCACTGTATCCTCTTGTTTCCACCAATCTCAATTGTCCTAAAATATTCAATGAATTATTATTCATCTTTTCTCACCTACCTCTGGATAAATTATAATTACTTTTTCTCCTTTTTCATCACTACCAAGTATAGTTATATCATCATTAACAACGATATTATACCAATATTTTTGTTTTTTATCAATCATATCACCTATCTTAGTATCTTCAGCTGTTAAAGTAAATTCTACTTCAAGTGTGTCTTCTGGTACATAAACTTTCTTTCTAAGAAGTGGATTTTCTAAAGTATAGCCTAATTTATCAATGATTACAAAACTTACCCAACAACCAGCTGGAAAAGTATATCGTTCTCTTGTTTTACTATCAATAACATATGCTCTAAAAGTACATCTATCACCACGAGTTAAGTGTAAGGTTGTAAAATCCTTTTCATCTAATCTTATCATTATTAATCCTCCTTATCCGTTAAGGGAGCTTTTGCTTCTCGCTTAACTCTTTGTAGTTCATTCTGTTGTCTATTTAACTGATTCTGCTGGTCTATATTCTCAGCAAGTAATCTCTTAGTCTGACTAGCGTTCATAGCATTTATAGCAGCCTCTTGTGCTTGTTGTTGTAACATTAATTGTTGTTGTTCTGCTTTACGTTGTGATATTAACTTCAATGCATCTGGAGCACATGGATAGTGAAGTTTGTTCATAGTAGTCCAATACATTTCTAGTGTATCTAACTGAGTTGGGTCTCCGTATGCACCACTTTCAAAGTTAGAACGTGTCTCCTGCCACATAGCCTGTCTATCGTTAGCCAAAGTACCAGATACATCAACACTAAATACAAACTCATCATCGTAATATATTTCTCCATTATCATCTTCTTCAACGAAAAATTTCTTATCAAACCATTTGTATTCAAGTTTTCCGTTTGTATCTTCTTGTATATATGGTCTTTTCTCATCGGTATATGCTAACAAGAACTGAAACATCAACTTATATAAATCAGCAAATGCAGCATCTTTCATAGTCTGTTTACTTTTTAATCTACCAGCACTCTGTTCAACAGCTATTTGTTTTGCTTTACCAGACGTTGCTGTTCTATCTTCACGACCTTGATATGAATCAGTTATACCTAGTGTCTGACGACCTATCTGATAGTTAAAGTTTAAGATTTCTAAGTCGGTTGCTATATTGGGTTGAACAGTAGTTACATCAATCATAGCCTTTTGTGCTGGGTCTTTTATTCTAACTATTTTAAGTTCTTCATCACTAGCCTCAACATCAACACCTTCCGGTAGTGTAAAATATGAACCACCTTTCAATAACTTTTCTCTTATCTTATTCATATAAATATTCATATCATTCTGCTGGTCTTTTATGAAGTCAATATCTGAACGACCTAAGAAACTGTGAATATCACCAACATTTTTATGAATTACTATCGGAAATACCTTCGGTACATAATATTTTACCTTAGCTGTTTTCTTAGTTGTTGTAGTTAGTCCTGTTTGAGGGTCAGTTACTTCAACATCATAGTCAACATCTTCGTATTCTTTATCTTCTATTTTAAATTTTTTACTACCACATTTAATACACTCTTCTTTAAACGGGTCTTTTACAGCACCACATTTCTCACATACTTCTTGTTTTCTAGAAAAATAGTCTTCATAGTCCTGAATTTTAGTATCTCCTACCCAACTTATTAGTCCTATATTACCTTCGTCATTTCTGTAATAACAATATATGTGAGTTCTCATATGGTCTAGTGGTTCGCCGTCTTTATTCTGGTCTCCTTCTTCCTCAACATTTACACCATATGTTCTTAAAATATAGTCTTTAGTCTGCTCAAATGTTATAAATAAGTAGTCCATTTCATCTAATTTGTATACACCCGGCTGAGGTATTACTTGTGATGGGTGTAAATTTTTTACAACTAATTTACCTACACCAAATGAATCTCTATAGGTGTTATCCCATTCAAGCATAAATATTGAACCACCCCATATAGGTGTAAGTCGTGCTTGTTCGTCGACTATCTCCTCCATATTCATCTCATCAAGTTCTGTTCTAATAACATTTTCAATCATTATAGCTCTTTCTTCAGCACCTCTTTTAGATATTACACGAGGCATTGGAATCTGAATATCAGCCTGAGTTTCTGTTAACTCAAAACACATCTTACGTGAAACTGAACCCTGTTTATCAGCATCAGTACCATCTGGTTTTTTAATTTTACGAGTACCTTCATAGGCTTTCTCATTATCTTTACCATTTCGTAAGACTTCTTCATATCGATTATACGCATCAATATATTTGTCTTGCCAATCTTTAATTGATTGCTCCATATTTCTCCTCCATTCTCTTTCTTGTCGCAAGGTCTGCTTTATAGTAGTCCTGTTTCAAGTCCTCGCTCCATTTAAATAATTTTTTAAGTTCAGGTTCTTTATAGGATACTCTAAAGTAATGTGCATTTCTTACATAATACCCTATACCCAAACTCATAACCAAGTCATCGTGTTTACCCTGCATGGCTTCTTTTCTACCGTGCTCATTTGTTATGAACGTCAAGCACTCATTTAGTGTTAATCTATCATTTATACACTCTACATTGTCACGAACTATATCAACTAGTGATGATATTATTAGTGGTCTAGTTATCTGTGTCGTTTTAAATCCGTAGGCTGATACGATAGGTTGTCTATAGTCATCTTCTTTATCACGTACGTATATGTTCGGATACCCTAGTCTCGCAATCTCTTTGTTAGGATATGTCGAGAAGTTAGCCTCTATCGCTATCAGTGCTTTATTGTATCTGTAGCCTAAACATATCATCTGCCTAGCAAATAACGTCTCGTCTGTCATGTTGTGATATACGGCTACCTGCTCGCAAGTTATATTATCAATTACATGAGCCGCAAAATAGTCTCCTTGTGTATCTCCAGCTGTATCACCACATAGTGTATACGAATGTGATGGGTCAGGTTCTTTATATATTTTTATGTATCCTGTTTTAGTTGGTACGAATTTTATGTCCGACATCTTTTCAGCTTTTTCTTTAGTATCATCATATTTATACTCAAAGTGTCCTCTATATAGTGGTTCAGGAATATGTTTTAATCGCTCCATTATTTTCTCCTGGTCAAATACGCAGTCACCTGTTGTTAGGAACGCTTCTTCTGGACTTATCGGATACTCTTGTTTGAACAAGCGTACATCTCCACCACAGTTATTTTTAATACACCATCTTCTCCACTCAAGCTGGTCATTTGTCAAGGAGTAGGTGTCCTGAAGATTGTGCTCCTCATCAGTTAGCTCGAACCCAGAGTACGGCATAGAGTATTCATCTAACTCGTTCCAACCAACAAATAGTGGGTAGAAGTCTGATTCTCCTTTTTCAGCAGCCTCCCAACGTGACTGAAACTCCTCATAACCGTTTGCAGTAGACTCAATTATTACCATAGAGTCTGGTGTATTCGGTACAGCCTGCATCAAACCTAACATAGTTTCTTGTACGTCACTTTTCCAGAAGGCTAACTCTGATATGTGTAAATAATTTATCGTGAACGAACGTCCAACTCCACCTGTACCTGCGGTCATACACCTTATACGTGAGTTCAATCCCGTGTGTGCTTTATTATCAAACACTAATTCTTTAGCGTTTGACGCCAACTGTGTTGGCTGTATAGCGGTCGGCAAATTCTGATACATTAACTTATACATATTAAATAAGTTAGTTGTTGAGTCCTCCTGGTGAGCGACTATCGCAGCCATCTTATTTTTATGTGTGGCTGTTTGTGAGAGTATCAAACCACCTGTAACTGTCGAAAACCCCATCTGACGTGCTTTCAAAATAATTATACGAACGGGTTTATTTTGTTGTTTCTGCATGCGAATTATATCATATAATTTTTGTTGTGGTTTATTCAAGTGTAGTGGCACTATATCTGAATTTTTATTACGAATTTTAATAAAGTTCTCAATATATTTCTTTATATTTATTGTCGATGACACGATATATCACCTCTTTAACTGTTTTTTATTCTCAAACGTTTCTAATTCTTGTTTTACTGAATGTGGTCTACCTTGTGCATCAAAATACACATCTACCCACCAACAACTTTTATCTGACGCAAGACCTAGTGAACGTGCGTACGGTGTCAAATCCTGTAAGCAACTAGTTTGGAAGCAGTGGGTTTTATCTTGTTTCATGTAAAAACTATTATGTACGTGACCTGTTACCAACAAGTGAGGTCGTTGTTCTGCTGGAATTGAATCTAAATACTTCTGTAATTTATACGAACGGGCATACGAACAGCCACCTTTCCCATGATACAGACGTATGCGTAGGCTACCTATAGCCAAATCCTCACAATCTGAACCCAAATAGTGTAAGTCAGGTCGTCTTATAGAAATATCTTTACATATATCTGAACCACATTTCTTTAACCACCAATTGTCGTGATTACCAGCTATAAAATATGTAGGGCAGTCAGTGGGTGAGATGGGATAGTTTGAAATCACGTAGTCTCTTTGTCCTGTGTACGATAGTTCACGTAAGTCATAGAGTTGTTCTGGTCTACCACTTACTCCTTCTGTCAAATCTCCTGCGTGTAATATATAATTAGTATGAGTAGAATCAGCTTTATCATACAAGTATCGTAAGATATCTAATCTATCAAATTTTGAGGCTAGATGTGTATCAGATATTAATAACAGACGCACATGGTCTAAGAAGTTCGGTATCTGATACGGTTCTTGTGACGATTGTGGTGATAGCGGTTTTAATCTACCTTTATCATCTATCATTAGTGAATGTGACTCCGAATTTAATAAAGCAATAAGTCCTCTAACTTCTAGTTCAGATATATTTAAGTCAGAAGCAATTTTCGATATATACGGATGTTTAACTTTGGATAAATATTCAGAAAAACGTTGTTTCAAAGTTGCTAGTGTGGGTGTGGGTGTGGATGTAGATGTACTCATGGTCTTACCATTCCTCCTTATCTTGAGCCTGGGATATATATTTCTCAAAATCTGTGCTTACATCAACTTGTTGTTTGTCAGTGAACAAGCTGCGATACCTACCTAATAGTTCTAAGGCTTTCAACTGGCTGGAGCGGTCAATGTCCATGATGGGTTTACCATCTTGAGTTTGGTAGTAAATCTGGTCTCCGTATTTATCAATCTTAACTCGAGGTACGGGACGTGAGGCATCTTCAAAAACTTTCTTGATGTTGGATAAGATATACTCATCGGTGATATCTAAGGTAGCGAAATGGTCTTCTAGTTTTTCAGAAATCAAAGAGTTAATATCTGGACGAGAGAGCAAGGAAGGGTCATAAGGGGTTATGTTAGCGAGTTTTTGTGATTTTTTGTCATCTAGAGTTTCAATATAATTGTTTACAAATTGTCTTTCGTTTATAGTCATAGTATGTATTTCCTCCTTTTTTGTTTTTATCAAGTATATTATATCACATAAAATTTGGTTAATCTAGTGTTTATGGGGAGGTTTGGAGAGTTTTATATATTTTTAGGGGAGGTAATATGGAGAAAAAAGGGGTACTCCCCCTTGATATAGTTGATTTTTGTTTTGAGGGAGGGGTAGAGAGGAGATGTTAATAATACTATACCGCACCCCCGCCCTGCTACTCTTACCTTCCCCCTGTTCGTTTTAAACAAAAAAGAAAAAGACACGCCCCACCAAA